GGGCCGGGGGCCCGCCCGCCCCCGGGGGCGCCTGGGGGCGTTTGACCTTGCAGGAAACCAGCGTGGGATGCCCGGGGGGGGGGGGGCGGGGGGCCCCCCCCCGCTACGGTTGGGGGCTCAGGCCGGGAAAGCAGCCAGGCGCAGGATCAGCTCGCCCTGCTGGGCACCGGGGGCGGTATTGAGCTTCACGTACACCGGGCGGTTCACCGGCTTGGAGCCCAGGGCCTCGGCAATCAGATGCAGGCTCACCGGGACGAATGCGGCGGTATCGGCAACCACCGCGGTCGGCGCGATAACGGTGTTGCCGGCCGCCGAGGCGCCATCGATCGCGTCGGGGATGAAGACGCTCACGTTCTGCGCGGCGAGCTTGCCGCCGGCGTCCAGCTTGGCGAACAGGCCGGAGCCCTGGCTGTGCAGCTTGTGGTTGGCCGGCAGCTCACCGATCAACACCAGATCGCCATCCGCACCGGCTTCAACCGGCCAGCTGTAGTCGTTGACCACCAGCAGGCCGGCGGCCGGCGACGATGCGCCGCTATTGCGGCCAATTGCGAGTTTCGTGGACATGGATTTCTCCTGCGAAGGATGTAGGTTCTGAACGCAAGAGCCCCGGCGTGCCGGGGCTCTTGGTGTGAGGCTTACTGCGGGTTCGGATCGGCCGCGGCGGTGTCCAGGGCGATCGTGCCGAAGTCCTTGCCGTTGAAGCGCGTCTTCTTGATGCCGAAGATTGCGCCGGCGCAGATCTCGATGTCGTTGCCATGGTCGAGCGGAACCTCGGACCAGTCGAAGCGCAGTCCGTTGCCCGGCGAACCGAAGGCCAACACCAGGGCCTGGCGGCCCAGGTACAGCGCGCGAGCCGCTGCAACGTTGCCACCGGCGCCGTAGTCCCCGAAGCGCACCACGGACTTGTGCTTGTGCAGGATCGTGTTGCCGATCATGCCCAGGTTGTCCTTGAAGATCGGGTTGCTGGCACCTTCAGCAGCCGCAGCCGCCTTCTGGATGTCCAGCCAGTTGCCCGGATCCGTTGAGGTCTTCAGGTCATGCGCCTGGAACGGGTGCATGACGGTGACGAAGTGCTCGCCGCCGGCAATGGTGATCGGCTGGATCTCCGCCACCTGGGTCGAACCACCACCCTGCGAAGCGGCCTTGGTGTTGGCGCGCTCGATCAGGACCCGGCTCATCTTGCCGGCCGCGGTCAGCGATGCCTTGCTGGCGCCGTCGCCGAACAGGATGTGCGAGCTGTCCGGCGACTCGAACGCGTTGCCTGCGCGGCCTGCGTAGTTCAGCGGGACGTTGTAGTCCTCGTTGATGCCGCGGGCGCCCGAGCCGTACATGAAGAAGAGCTCGTCGTAGAAGCGCGCCCAGAATTCCGTCAGGCGGTTGCGGCCGACCTTGCGCAGGTCGTGGACGGTGCGCTTGCGGCTCATACGGCCACCGCAGCTCACCGGCTTGCGGGCCTGGTCGATGAAGACCTTATCGGTGAAGAAGTCGAGCTTCTCGCCCTTGCCCTCGGCCTTCTGGTCGCCTTCGATGACGCCACCGGACAGCTGCACGGACAGGTCGTAGCTGATGGTGTCGCCCGCTTCCTGTTCCAGGTCGGTCTGCAGCATGACCGGCATCGAGGTCTCCGACCCCTTGCCCATCATCTTGCGCGTCCAGTAGGACTGTTTGGATACCGAAACCATGAGGTCCGCAGACCACAGCTTCCGGGCCTTGGGGTCGTTCAGACCCACGATCGTCTGTGCCATGTTGCTTCTCCAGGGAGATCACGGCACTTCTGCGCCTCTGTCGTTGACCCGCACTACTGCGCAGGTGTTTGAGGATGTTCAGCCCGCTGTGGGCGTTGGCCGGCGCGCCACGCGCTGCAGCGCGCCGCCAGTAGGTTGCTGCTCACCGGCTCGCGTGATGGTCACCGGGGTGTTCGACTCGATGATCACGCGCGAGCGCTTGCCGCTCTTCTCGGTGAAGGTGATCGATGCGCCTGACCCGGACGGGATCAGGACCACGTCGCCAGGCTCCAGGGTGGTGTGCAGCTTGGGCATGAGGCTCAGTTGTCCGCCACGAAGGAGCCCGGCACGTCGCGCAGGATCCGATCGCGTTCACTCTCCGACTTGCCTGCCAGGAATGACTCGATGTCCTCGATGTTGTCCATCCCGGCGGCCGCATCGGCGGTCGAGCGGGAGGTCGGGTCTGCCGCCGCGGGCACGGTGCTCAGGGTGTTCGGCACTTCGGCCAGCGGCGCGCTGCGGTCCGGCTTTGCCGGCGCCTGCGCTACCGGCGGCGCCGTTGCCGCGGCGGAGGCCTGCAGCAGACCCTCGGTCACCAGCAGATCGCGCGCGCCGGCCAGGATGTCCCAGTCGGTGAGCTGGCGGCCAGCAGCTGCGGCCTCGTTGACCACCGACTGCATCGCCTGCTCCCACGCAGCGAAACGCATCGGGCTTGCGGCGATCGCGGCATTCTCCGGGCGGGAGAGGAACTGGCGCTGCAGGTATGCCCAGGATTGGTCGGCATTCTGCTGGCTCATCTGCTGCTGCAGGGTGGCCATGTCCTGGGCGCGCTCGACGCGGCTGCGCTCGTCGCGCAGATCCTCGTACTGCTGCTCGTAGGCCTCATCCTCCACGTCGCCGGCCTTGTACTTCTCCTTCAGGGCCTGCAGCTTGCCGTTGATGTCGCCGATTTCCTTTCCATAGTCACGCTCGTCCGCCGCATAGGTCGGCACGAAGGGCGTCGCCGGCGGCGGTTCGGACACTGCCGGGACCGCCGAGGCGGCGCCTTCAACAGCTGCAGCAGCTGCTGCAGCCGGCTGTGCCACACCTTCCGCTGGCGTTGCTGCAGCTGCAGGAGAAGCTGAGCCATCGGACGCCGGCGTAGCGGTCGCGGGTGCTGCGGCGGCCGCCGACGTCTCGGCGGTGCCGGTTGCTGCGGCGGCATCGCCAGGGGCGGCACCGTCGGCGCTGGCCAGCGCCGCACGCTCGCCCTCGGTCATTTCCAGTTCGTTCGCGGCCAGCGACTGCTGGCCCGCGTTGTCAGGCTGCTGCATGAGCGGTTTCCTCGGGGGTCTGTTGGGTGCTCAGGAGGCGGTCGGCCGCCGGAGCGAGGGGGAGCAGGATCTCGATCAGCTCGGCGACGTTGAGGGCGTCACCCTTGGTCTTGATCTGCAAAGACTTGGCCTTGGCCATGATCTCTTCGCGCTTGGCCTCGTCCAGTCCGACCTTGGCCATACGCTCGCGCAGGGCGACGTCCCGCTCCTGTGCTTCCTGCTGCTGGCGCGCCTGCGCCTCGGGGCTGTCGACGTCCTGCTCGTTGTCGGACTGCCCGGTGATCTTGCGGATCCGCTGCACCACCTCGTCCTTGCCCGGCATGTCGATCATGTCGAAGGCGAGGTCCAGCAGCTGGACGGACATCTCCGGCGGCAGCTTGCCGAGCATGTCAAAGAACTGCTCCGCAAAGGCCTGCCGCATTGATTCGCGGAAGTCCTGCTGGTCGACGATGAAATCGGCCTGGTTGCGACTGATGTCGTTGTCGACCACCCAGATATTGTTCAGGGTGTCCAGGCGCAGTTGGTTGATCACCCGCCAGTCCAGACCCTTACGCTCGCCAACGATCCGGAACTGCCGTTCCTCGGTCATGAACTGCTCGGTGAGCGACAGCTGCTTTTCGCCGCTGAGCTGAATGCCCAGACGGTAGTTGTCGAAAAGTTCCGCGGTACTCACGGCGCCTTCCTGCTGCTTGGCCAGGATCGCCCGGCCACTGGCCGCGTTGGTCTCGCGTCCCAGTAGCTCGCGGTTCACGCCGGTGCCGTCATGGATGTGGGCCGCGTCGAGCTCGAGGAGCTTGATCTGCGCCTCGGCCACGTCGAGGTTACGCTCCACCTTGATCCTGCCCAGTCCGTTGTTCTTCAGCGGGATCACGCCATTCGGCTTGGCGATCTCACGCTTCACTTCCTCGATGCGGTCCTCATCGATGGCGCCGTCCTCGTAGAACAGCTGGTTCGTGCTCAGCGCCCAGAGCAGCTTGCTCATGCGCTTGTTCAGATCTTCCTGGGAGTCGCGCACGCCGCGGACCAGGCCGTATTCCATTCCGTCGCGGTTGCGGCGATAGCACCAGTACGGGGTATACGGGAAGCGCCCGTGGCGGAACGGGCTGCGTTTGAGCTGCAGCAGGCCGCCTTCGGTGAAGATTGCGCACCACATTTCCTCGACCACAGCGTCGGACAGCGAGTAGACCGGCGAGGCCTGGCCCTTCATTGCTGCCAGCGCCGCCTGGTGCTCGGCATTGTTCGGGTCGAAGCGATCACCCCGGAACTCACCACCCCACAGGCGCTTGTGCGCGACCGGGCGTTTGAACCAGCACTCGATCAGGCGGACCCGCAGGCGACACCGGCTGTCCAGGGAGGCCCTGCCGGTGATGCGCCGGCCGGTCACGGTGTGGCCACGGCTGTCGTATCGGCGGAAGACCTGGGGCAGGTCCAGCTCTTCGTCGAAGGCGCCGTTGTCGCCGTCGTAGTGGTCCTGGGCCGCCCGGTTCACCAGCTCGATGCGATCGGGGAACATCGCTTCGGAATAGTCCAGGTCGGCGAACTTCTCCCGTAGTAGGAATCGGCAGTCGCTCAGGTCCAGGGCGCGGCTGACCGGATCGCGCCGCATCTGCCGCCAGGGAATGTGGCCCACCATCACCGGCTCGTCGGCGCGATCGGTCCGGATCGATTCCTCGGTCCAACCGCACCCGGCGATCGCGGCGTCCTTGAACGCCTGGCTGCGCGCCCAGGGAATGCGGTTCGTGTCGCTGAGGTACTTCATCAGCTCCGACTTCACCGCGGCAATGTCGACGTCGTCCTCCGCACGTGGGTGCACGACACCATCGATGCGGGTACGGCGCTCGGTGCCGATGACCCAGTCGATGGCCATCTTGATCTTGTTGTAGGTCAGCGGCGCCTGGTGGCGCGCTGCGAGCACCGCGCGGTCTTCTTCGGACCACTGGATATGGTCGTAGAAGTCGTAGTCCAGCATCTGCTCGATGCGGTTGTCGTAGAACGCATCGAGGGCGGTGTACCAGTAGTCCAGCAGCTTCGCATGGAGGCGACGGTTCTCCATGCTGTCCAGCGGGTGGCCTTCCACGTCCGGCGGCGCCGCGGTGGCCACGTCGGCAGCGCCGGGGTCGTAGGCCGGCTCGCTGCGCAAGTTCTCGATCGTCTGCATCAGTTCACCTTCTGCCCGTTGATCTTGATCTGGATCCCCATCCGCGCCATCTCGCCGAGCCACTGCTCCCGGGTCTGCTCCGCCGGCGGCCGCAGGTTCTTCACGTCGTCGCAGAATTCGAGAATGGCGTCGTGGATGCGGTGCCGATAGGCCGGGACGTCAAGGCCGTAGAGCGCAACCGAGGCGTTCTGAAGACGGGCGACCATGTCGCCGATGTGGTGGTGCCGGCCCCGATCCCTGTCCTCCGGGCGGAAGATCCAGAAGTCGCGGAACGGCACCAGGTAGGCCGGGCTGCCATAGGCGATCATCCCGGTCACGGGGTTCACACCCTCGACACGGCGGTTTTCGTTCCGGATGTAGAGGGCGGCATCGTCGTCGCCATCGCGCACGATGTGGGTCAGGTACAGGGTGAGGTCTCCCTTCTTGCCACACCACACGAAGCCATCTGGGGCGAGCTCGAGCTCGGCGCTCATGCCTCAGCTCCAAGCAGCTCCAGGGCTGCGTCCAGCTCTTCCACTACCGCCGCTGCGGCCTGGTCCGGTGACAGGACGTGGTCCTCGACCAGGCTGCCGTGGTTCTCGCCCCCTGGCAGGTACCGCGCGTAGGCGCGCGCCTGCTGCAGGTGGATGGCCAGCTGCTCGACGTCATGGTCTTCCACGTCAGTTCGCCTTCCTGGCGAGGTCGGAGGCGATCTGGGCAGCGATCGCCGGATGGGTGCCGGCAACGTCCTGGGCAATGCGCTGCAGGACGGTGCGAGCGGTGAGCTCGCTCAGCTCGTGGCTGCCGCGGTAGTCGACCATCGTGTCGCCTTCCGGCGATCGCAACATGAAAGCGACGCTTACCAGTTGCCCTTCATCAGCGGCGGCCACCAGCATCGACAGCAGGTCGACCAGCTCGACCGTGGTGGGTTGGTTCCGCTCGCGGCGGGAAACGCTCATGCAGTTCTCCAGTTGTCGTTGTCGGCGCCGCGCGATTCGCCGACGCGGCGGCCGCTGCTGCTGACGTAGCCCTGGGCGACCTGCCGGAACGCGTCGGCAGGGTTACTGGCCCAGTTGTGGAATGGGAGGTCGGAATACGTTTCGGTCTTCTCGTTCCAGACCTTGGTGTAGCGGCGCAGGGCCTCCAGCCCGCCGCGGCCCTCACCGGCCTTGGGCGGGCCGCACCGGACCCTGTCGAATCGGCAGCGCGGCAGGATGTTGCGGACCATTTCGATGCCCTCGGTGATGTCATTGATCCGGGGCACTACCACGATCGGCTTGACCCCCAGCTTGCCAGCGACCTGCACCCGATTCTCGTTGGCGGACCAGTCCTCATTGGCACCGTCGTGCGGCCAGTAGTGCTTGCCGTACAGGTAGCCACGCTCCTTCAACACCTTGGCGTAGTGCGCCACGCCAAAGCCGGAGTTTTCGTAGAAATCGACGAAGTCCAGCCAGGGGCCGTTCTCCTGCATGAACCAGATGCTCGTCGCGTCGCTGCGGCCGATGTCCCAGAAGGTGTGGATGGGCACCTGCGGGTTGATCGGCAGGTCGGTGATCCGTCCGCTGCTGTCGGCGGCGGCCATTTCCTTGCCGTAGTACGCACCTTCGGTGCTCGCCTGGAAGGCCTCTTCCGGCGTACTGGGGTGCTCGCGCTTCATCTTGTCGCGCTGCTCGGCCGCCTTCTTGACGTACCAGGCCTTCTGCTCAGGCCGCAGCGTGTAGTGCATCTCCGCCTCGACCTTGGCGAAGTAGGCCTCATCCTCGGCGGTGAGCGTGACGCCATCCGGGTCGAGCTCGTTGATCGGATCCCGGAACCACGGATAGAAGTGGAAGCGGTAGTCCATCGCCGTCAGCTTGGCCGTGCCGGCGCGGATCTGCCGGTCCAGCTCGATCGCTGTCTGGCAGCGCTCGTAGAAGTCGCCTGCGGCACCGTAGGCGGTCGACTCGATCACCACGATGTTGCCGGAGGCGATCGCGTTCAGTGCACCGGATGCCACCTCTCCCGCCCGCTCCGGGTACATGGCGCACATCGGGCCGTACTCGGAGATATGCAGGAACGTCAGCGTGCCGCCACGGTGGGACACCGAGACCTCGATGCTGGAGCCATTGGCCAGCTCAAGAACGCCGTCGCGCATGTCCCGGCGGACGGCCGGCCGGATCTTCTTCAACCAGTCCGGCAGGTTGTCGTAGGCGTAGAGCACCTTGCTGCGGAAGAACTTAGCGGCGTCCCCGGCGGTGTGGGCGACCACGCCGGCCTTGGTGTTCTTCTTGAACAGCGCCATGTCCAGGGCCCGGATGCAGGCCCAGGTCGTGATGCCGTGCTGGCGCGACTTCAGCGCCAGGTTGAGCGTGTGCAGGTTGTCATCGAGGTCCGCCTGCACCTCGTTCAGCTTGAACTGCACCCGCCGACCGAACTTGTCGGTGATGTAGTACAGGTTGTTCAGGCGCCACCACCGATCGCCCAACTTCTCGATGATTCGGCTGGCGTCCTGGTCGCTAAGTTCCTCCACGGCTTACTTGCTCCGCGAGCTCGAAGGCCCGGGGCCGGTGTCGGACCCATCGATGAGATCCATCACATCGCCAAGGATCCGCGTCTGGCTCTCGATCGGGCCACCGTTCTTGCCGGTGTGCTCGACCTTCTTGGCGAACATGCCGAAGTGCGTGCCTAGGGTCTTCACCGCGTCAAGGCGGCTGACCAGCTTGATCTTCTTGGTGAGGCCGACCGCACGCCGCTCGTCGCCTCGCCCTTCCCATTCTTCGAACACCTCCACGCCCTGGACCAGGCTGGCCTCTTCTGCCGTGAGCTCGCTCATCGGCTTCAGGTTGCCGTGCTGATCGAACAGGGTGCGGATGTCACCCAGCGCCATGAACGCCAGCCGGGCCAGCACCGCTTCCTGATCGACCCGCTGCGACAGCAGCAGCTCTTCCTTCCTGCTGGCCAGGTAGGCCTGCACCTTGGAGTTGGCCAGCAGCCTCGCTGCGGCAGCACTGGCCGCGGCGCCGGTGGCCTTGTAGCCGGCGCGTACGTAGGCGGCCGTGCCATTGAAGTCGACCAGGTACTCGTCCGCGAACCGCCGTTGCTGGTCCTGCAGGCCCGTCGCCGGGTCAATCTTTCCGGCCACTGGCGGGGTTCCTCTCAGATTGGATCAAAGTTGCACTGCGGGGCCGTCACCTACCCCGAGCGGGAGCTCTACGCTGGACGGCCAGTTGAACCGGGACGGCTGAGGCAGCAGCGCCTGCACCTGTTCCCACGTCTCGATGTTGGCGGGCGGGTTTACCACCAGCGCTTCCAACGCCTGATTCACAGCGTCGCGCCACGCGACCATCGCACGGGCTTCGAGCCGATAACGCTCCACCCCACTGTCGAAGTAGCTGCAACAGCTTTCGACCGTGTCGTACCGGCGCTCCTGCACGAACTCCGTCATCCACTTCCATGCGGCTGCACGAATGGCGCGGTAGTGCTCCGGCGAGTGCAGCTCGTAGGGCGGTGGGATCGGTAGCGGGGTGCTCGTCTCCAGCCATTCTGTCGGCCACAGGTAATGACCGCGCGGGATGAAAGCGCCGGTTTCGATGCAGTACAGCACATCTGGATTTGCGGTAAGCCGGTACATGTCAAAGCTCCGCGTCAGCAGTCCAGTGACCTTGAAGGTTGATCTGATTACTCGCCACGGTGCTTGCGAAGACGTAGAACCCGCATTGCCCTGCGCCTGCAACTGTTGCTGCGCGTTGTGACGATGCGGCATCGTCAGTCATGAATCCGCCAGACCCGCCGTACTTCGGATAGATAGTTACAGCTGGTGTTGCACGCATCGGTGAATCGAAAGCAATCTGTATGCCGCTGCTGTAAGAGGCGTTCGCAAGAGTCTGCAACAGGATCACGAACAGGCCCTGCCCTGAATTAGAACCCGGAGCGACGTCAAGATCGTAGCTCTTGCGGAAGTACCTACGACACATCAGCAGTTCCAGCGCGTCGGGGCGGGTGTCGAACGGAGTGGCCAAAGAACCATTTTCCAGTTGCGCGTTTGCGATCCAGTAGGTACCGCTGCGCTGGCCCAGAGATGCCGTAACCGTGTTGTAGTCAGACCCTGCATCGAACCAAATCTGCAAGATGAGGGAGTTGGACGCGCCGATAGTTTTACCGGAGACAGAAGGGATTGCGAAAGTCGCGGTGATGGTCTGCCAACCGGCAACCAGGGAGAACTTTTGTGCGGTTGTGTTGACCGCAGCACTCCCGTTGACGCCGAAGTTCTGCGCAATATTCACCGATACCTGACTGACGGCCTGCGAGAAAATACGGACCGAAAAAGTCACGTTCTTACCGGAAGACGTACGAACGTCTTCAATGTGCTGGCGGACGAACGCGATGTTCCCGCTACCTGCGACGCTGTTGACGATCACGCGCTTTGCATATCGTGCTGGAGGATCAAGGCTGCCGTCATTGATAGCCATCGCGTCGACCTGAGTGGACGAACCGATGCTCCATGTCTCCCAGCGGTCAGCCACGTAGCGCCGCGTTGCGCTGGCCGGCGAGGTAGTTGCGCGCTGCCAATAGCGGAAGTCGCCGTTGATCAGCAGATTCCGCCCGCCGTACCCCTCGATGAGGGTACCGGCCAGCGTATCCGCTGCGGCCAACTCTTCGACGCGGGCCGTGTCCTGGTTGAGGATCAGCGGGGTGCGGGTGGCCATCAGGTGGTCGCCTGAACGGTGAACGTGCCACCAGCGCGCAGGCCGATCGTCATCGCGTAGGTCGAGGTCAGGGCGACGTTGAACACTCCGCCAGCCCGGAGCCCGACCGCGAGCTGCAGCGGAACACCGATCAAGATGTCATCGGCGGGCAGCTCCCTGGGGCGATTGCTCGCATCGAGGACGAGCGGACGGCGCGCAGCCATATCAGGCCCGGACCACCGGATTGCCGATCTCGGCGTTGATCTCGCCTACGTCGGTGGCCACGCCCAGGATCTGCAGGATGTGGCCCGCCGTGGTGCTGCCCGATGCCAGCGGCACTACACCGCCGGGGGTGGTGTGGCTCAGCACGTAGGTCGCGCCCGGGGTAAGCCCCGAAAGCGAGCTGTTCGGCCCTTCGAAGTACACGGTGGCGTCACTGCCGATGGCGCCGACGCCAGCGCGCACGAAGCCATGGGCGCGCTTGCCTGCGTTTGCGGCGCTGGCATCAGCCTTGCGCACCTTGGCCGTGCCGGCGTCGTCCCAGATGTTCACGTAGTCGCCGGCGGCCAGTACCTCGCTGGCCGGGTAGATCTTGGTGTCTGCGCCAATGCCAGCCGGCAGCAGCGAGTCGTCGAAGCGGCCATCCGGGCCCAGGGCCGCGATCTTGCCGGCATCGGCAGCACCAGCTGACGCGGTGACGCCTTCGACCTCAGTGGTGATGTTGTTCTTGAGCTGCAGGGTCTTGTCGGCCATGGGTTCAGATCCGCGCAATGGGTGAGTCGAAGTCGATCATCAGGGTGGTGGCGTTGAGCGCCCGGCCAACGCACAACAACCAGCCGGTGGTGCCCGGGGCTTGCGTGAGCGCGCCGTCGGTGCCGCACCACACCGCGCCGTCGCGCCAGGTCCAGCTGGCTTCCTCGATCGTGCCGGCCAGGCGCACCGCGACCTCGCCGCTGTTGGCCGACTGCAGGGCGATGCCAATGCAGGCCTGCGCGTGTTCCAGCACCGCCGTGTCCGGGTGATAGGCCTTGCCGTTGTCCAGGCGAACCACGCGGTGACCATGGATCGGCTGGCCAACTGGGTACGTCGCTTCTGGCGAGGTGCCGGCCGGACCGGCCGGGCCCTGCGCGCCGCGCGCTGCAACCTCGACCGTCCGCGTGTCTGCCTGGATTGCCTCGACCTGTGTCGGGCGGGCCGTTGCGACGATCGGTGTGCGGGGATCGCGAATGGCGACGGCACCGCGGCGCTCGACCACGATCACGCGGGCCGCGCCCTCGCTGGCTCGAATCACAGGCATCAGCGTGTCGTCTCGCCCTGGACCGTGACCTTGCCGGCCACCAGCGGGATCACGTACTCCGGATCCGCGCCCGCCGGCTTGAACAGCTCCAGGCTGTAGCAGTGCTTCACCTTGCGTGCGTTCGCCGGGTTCAGCACCTCGGTGGCCACCGCTGGCACGGTAATCGAGACCATCCCGTCCAACGGATCGGCAATGACCAGCGAACCGGCCGCGGTACTGAGCTCCATGACCAGGGTGTCGGCCTCGGTCAGCCCGAACTGGCCCGCCAGCGTCCGCACCTGCATCCGCGCCTGGTAGCCGGTCAGGTCGAACGGGCTCCCATCCGGGTTGGTGTAGGTGAAGTCGTCCTCCCAGGTCGCGCCGCGCACGACCGTGAGGCTGAAGCTGGCGGGCGTCCGGCTCACAGGGTCAGCTGGGCGTGCAGTGCGTTGACGAAGTCGAGGGTCTGCGCAGCTGCGTCTCGCCTCTTGAACAGGTCTTCGAGCAACGGGGACGCACCGACGGCACGTCCGGTGGATGCCTGGGAGTCGGGCTTCGCCTCTGCCAGCGCCGGCGCGAGGCGAAGCGCCAGCTGCTCGACAGCGATGTGCAGATCCTGCTGGGCCCGCGCCAAGTCCTTCACGGCGGATTCGATCGGGGTCTGCGGGTCCGCCAGTGGGGTTGTGCCGGCTTGCTGGTTCAACATGCTGCTCTCCTATGGCGTCGGGATGGCGATCAAAGCTGGATTACGTTCTTGGCGTCGAGCCGGCGCAGGCACTGTTCGCAGGCCTTCCGTCGCACGTCGCAGGTGCGGAGCTTGTCGGCCAGCTGGCCGACCACGTCCCCGCCGATGCTGTCCCAGGCGTCCGCGGCGGCAGGATCGGCCGTCACACGCACGCCGGTGTCTTCGCCGGCGTCGACGCACGGCCGGAAGCACATCGCGTCGCACTGCGCCGGCACACGCTGCAGGTGCTGCGTGCAGCCCACCAGCAGGATCAGTGCCGCGATCGGGAGAGCCTGGCGCAGCTTCATGGCGTCAGCGCTGCGGCCAGTGCCAGCGGCCGGGGTGGCTGCCGGATTCCTCACTGGCCTCGTCACGGCTGGTGACCCACAGCACGTCATTACCGTCCAGGAACACCTGGGCGTTGACCTGGCCGTTCGGCTGGACCGCCACGACCAGGGCGGGCAGCACGTCGCCGGCGGCTGCCCGGTTGCCGACGTGGGCCTGTGCACCGACTGGCCAGGTGCTGTCGAGCAGCCGCTCCTGCATGGACGGACCGTCGGTCCGGCGCGCATTGATGCGCAGCGCGTCGGTGTCGCTCAGGGTGTAGTGGACGATCCGTCCGATCGAGGGCTTCTGGGTCACTTCCCGGTCCTGCTGGTCGGCCCGAGGGCCTGGTTGATGGCGTCGACCCGGGCCTGACCCGGGGCGCAGTTGGCTGGCAGTGGCTGCGCTGCAGCTGCCGCTCGGTAGATGGTTCTGGTTCGCTCGCCGCGTGCAGCGATCGCCTCGAGCCGCTGCAGCAGCTCGGCGCTGTCGGTCTGAGCCTGGCGTGCGATCCCGGCCGTCACCTCCAGCGTGTCTTCGAGGGTCGCGGCGCGAGCTGCAGCTGCAGCCTCACGGCGATCGCCGTACTGCCTGACGTTGAGCCAGAGCGACATGGCCAGCAGGCCGGCCAGGATGGCCACCCACTTCCAGGCTGCCCACCAGGCCCTGATCGCCGACCTGGTGATCACTGCAGGCGGCCTTGGCAGGTGGCCATTTCCCACTGCCGGCGATCGATGATGCCGCCGCACTTCGAACGCCACTGCGGAAGCGCGCAATCGCGCTTCACGCCGTCGATCCTGACGAGCCGCCACTTCCACATTTCGGTGCATGCGGCCTGGCGCTCGCCGGCGTTGAGCCGCTTCGCCGCGGTGCTGGCACAGAAGGCCGGCGTGCCGATGTTGTAGGCGAAGTGGCCCCAAGCCTTGATCTCATGGAATTCGAACTCACCACGGACGCACTGCCCCATGTGGCCGAGCATGGTCCGCACGTAGGCCGTCTCCAGCCTGGTGCACTCGTCGTCGGTGTAGCGCTTGCCCTTCACCACCGCCGGGCCAGTGATGCCGGCGCAGACAGTCAGGATGCCGGCCGAATCGTAGTACGGCGTATATCGGCGCCCTTCGTGCGCTGAGTCGTTCGTGCCCAGGGCAGCGACGAGCGCTCCGATCAACGCCAGCGGCGCGGCGGCGAAGCCGACGCGTTGCTTGGTGCTGAGCTTGGTATCAGCCACGGCGGCGGATCCACGCCCAGAATCGCTTGGCGTTGCCCATGCGGGCGGTCCACCAGGCCGACCAGTCACCCCAGTTCTTCACCATGACGGTGAAAGTCTGGACGATGGTGAAGATGATCGTGCCGATCAGGGCCCAGTCGCTCAGGGTGTAGCCCGGCGAGTAGGTTGCAGCGGTGACGCTGACGGCCGCTCCGATCTTCGAACCTGCGACCGCCAGGTCCGTCGTGATCTGCTCTTTGATGCTCACCGCGGTTCCCCCAATGAAAGGAGGCCGGCATGGCCCACCACTACCGCGGTTGCAAGGTCGCGCGGACACCAGCGGCGCGTCTCACGACGGCCTATGTGCTGGCTTGAGTGGTGGCCATGACTACCGGCCGTTTGGTAGCGGGAGGTGGATTCGAACCACCGACCTCGTGGTTATGAGCCACGCGAGCTGCCGGACTGCTCTACCCCGCAAACAAGAAGGCCGCTGATCGACCAGCGGACTCCCACGTCCTGGTCAATCAACGGCCTTTGAATGGAGGCGCCCATAAGAACGCCCACTGTAGGAATTCAAACCTACTTTCGGTTCCCGAGGCAACTGCGGTTCCTCATGAGGAAGATTTCTTCCTCATGAGGAAACAAGTGAGGTCAGCTAGGTGAACGTTTTACGCGCCGGGGCCACGCTCCAGCAGCGCCACAACGAGCCCACCTATCATCGACGTGTAGATAACCGACGTGCCGATGGCCACCAATGCCGCAGTGCGCCGGTGGGCGAATGTTCCCCCTAGGCTCCACCCCGCACCAATGCAGATCCTCAACGCCAGAAAGGCAACGGCAATCGCTACCACGTAGTTCAGTCCCGGAATTGGGAACAACCGAGCCGGCGCAGCGAACATTGCACCGGCTGCGGTCACCAAGGCGGCAGTGATGGCCAGGGCCTCACCAAACTCGTACCACTTGTCCTTTCCGCTCAACGATCTACCCCTGTCGGCGCAAGCAATGGGCGCAGCCATGGGACTGACCATCAGCCCCTAACAAACCTTAACAAATGTGATAATCCCGGCCAATACAGGGAGGGTGTCGCAATGGTTGAGACCGTACTGGGCATGACCGATCTTCAGATCAAGCTCTTCACTGCAATCGGCCAGATCCTCGTGGCTGCAGCAGTCGGCATCATCGCCTGGCGCCAGTGGCGGACGGCGAGGAACAAACTTAAAGCTGATTTGTTCGACAGGCGATTCACGCTCTTCCGCAACCTCGAAGATGCGCTCGACGTCGCTATGACCGTCAGCAAGCGTCAGGAAGGTTTAGAGGAGCTTGAGTACTACGCCCGGGAGGTGAAGTGGGTGTTCGGCAAGTCTCTCGAGAAGAAGCTCCGGGAACAGGTGATCAAGCCAATCAAGGAACTCGTCGATCTTGTTTCCAAAGCGACTGAGCAGAGGAGATTGGAGAACATTGCCAAAGCCGCGAGGGCCCCTTTCAACGACACTCAGCTTCGAAAACTGAGAGAAAGGATTGCGACCATACGCAAGACTATAGAGAGTTCCCCGGGCAAGCTGCGTACCCTCTTTGATGAACAGCTCACCCTTAAGCACTAGCGCCGAGGGAGCTATCGGTCCGGCACAACCCATAGAGCGTTTCGGAAGCCCCGCCTGCCACCGTGAAGCGCTTCCTGCAGGGCAGCGCTGGCGCACTTGTGGGCCTTGATGTAGTTGCCCTTGCGCATCTTTGCCGACTTGGCCAGGCCAGCGAACGGCTGGCGCCGCTCCGGCCACACCAGTTCGTGGGCTGCGTCGTAGATCACCAGGCGAAGGCGCCACCGATCTGCCGGCTTGCCGAGATCCAGCGGCCGCGGGCGCATTGCGCGCACGTCCTTGGCCACCTGGCGGTAGGCAGCGAGGGAGAGCCTTGCGATCGCAGCGGGGCCCATCCGCGTCGCTACAGCCAGCGCGGTGTGCTTCTCCAGCGGGTTGCGCATGTAGCCGACCGCGCCGGCGATGTCGCTGCTGCCCAGCGGCGCCAAGGTACTGCGCCCCTCCACTGGCATACGGTAGCTCCCGCCAACCAGCAGGCGCGACAGCAGCTCCAGGACATCGCCCTTGCCCTCGTCATCGAATCCATCCGGGGCTGCGCCGCGGCGCCGCTGGCCTGCACCGTCGTCCGCCGGCGGCGGAAGAACCGGTGCACGGCGGCACCAGGCATCCAGCGCCGCCGCCAGGGCACCGGCAGGATCCTGGCCAACGAACACGGCTGAGGATGCCCCGCAGCTGCAGCACTGGATCTGTGCGCCACGCGGGAACAGGCCAGTCGGGGCGGTACCACAGCGGCCACACCGGACTGGCGCGCTGCTATCGAAGATGGCTCCCTGCGACCCGCAGTGCCGGCACTGGAACTGTACGAGCTGCGACTCCCGGCCAGGCCAGCACACCCTCGCCTTGCCGTTGCAGTTGGCGCAGGACGGGATCTTCTTCCCATTGAGGAACGCCACTTCGAGCTCGCGTGCGGCAGCGAGCGCGGTGGTACCGACTGCAGTTTCGTTCATGGCGTCTGTTCCAGGGTCTTCTTGGGATCCGCTGCAGCGCGCGCGGCGCGCGCCTGGGCCAGCACCTGGGCATAGGCCTCGGGGTGCTGGACCTCGAAAGCAGGGAGGGTTCCGCGGGCCCATTTCCCGCCGCCCAGTTGCTTCAGCCATCCGTCGGTCGCGCAGAAGCGGCGCGGATCTACGCCATGGGCCCGGACACCCTTCGCCGTCGTGAAGCCATCGAGCTCGAGATCTGCCAGCACCTTCAGCGCGCCGACCTTCCAGGGCGTCAACTGCAGCGGCGCCGGCACACCTGCGGCCACTTTCGGCACAAACTCAGGCAGCTCACAGCGCCTGGTGGGGTTCCAGTCGAACCATGCCGTGGGCCCCCACTCGCGGAGATCGCCGGATGCCCGGTCCCATGGGGCGGCCTGGTGCAGGCCATGCCGATGCACCTCGCGCTGGATCTGCTGCCCGGGCTCCGTCTTCCACCGGCCGGTGCAGCTGTCCGGCACCAGGACCTGCACACCTAGCGCATCGAGCATGCGTGCAATGCCGTAGTTTGCTGCCGTCGTACAGGGAACCAGCACAGCCCTGAAGTCCGGGCCCCGCTGGTCGGCGTTGCTCCAGTGCGCCGGCAGGATCTGGTCGGCCACCTTGGCGTTGAGCTGCAGCTTCGCCTCGATGCCGAGCTGGTGCCCGGTCGCCTTCCACACAGCGAGGATGTCGAAGCCTGCCGTCTCGGGGTAGATCTCCCAGCCGTCAGTCGCGGTCAGACAGTCGATCAGGCACGTGCACAGGGCAGCTTCGGTCGGGAACCGCGCCTTCAGCTCCGCAGGTTTCATTGGCCCTTCCTCTTGAATGCCTTGGCCATGCCGTCGTACTTGACGACGTCGGCGACCAGTTGCGAGTCCTGGGTGGAGCGGGCGGCGCGCTCGGCCTCGCAGGTCGGTACCGGCAGCGCGCGGAGCTCGGCAAGCCGGGCACGTGCCTGGTTGACCTTGTCCTCGGCCCAGAGCGCCTTGGTCGCGAATGGCCGGTCCTTCGCAGGGCGGTCGACCTTGGGCGGTCCGCCCGCCGAGCAGCGCCGTTCGATCTCCCGCAGCAGGTCGGTGGTGGCCACCGCACTGAGGTCGACGCCGGTACCGCCTAGGCGGCCACTGGATCTCCAGCCGCTCATGCCAGCAACACCTTGATCGGGTAGTGGTGCTCCACTTCGCGCTTCTTGATGCGGAATTCCTTCGTCTCCCGGCCCTTCACGTCCACGAAGTCGACATGCCCGTCGCGCAGGAACACCAGGAAGTCCAGGACGTACCTGGTGCCGCCGGGTAGGTGGATCGGTACCTGGCGCAGCCAGAAGTGCACCTCGCCGGCCTGCTGGCGCAGTTTCAGCTGCTCGTAGTAGCGGGCCTCGCGCTTCGAGTCGAAGCGGATCCCGTCCACCGTGGTGATCACATTGCCGTACTTCGGCCGCTTCTCCACCGGTGCGCGCGGCTGATGGTCGGCCGGCCCACGTGCAGGTGCAGCCTGGCCAGCCTTGTGCACCAGCTGCTGCATACCCTGCGGCATGTCCTCAATTCGGTTGTAGCGGAGCCCACGGTTGCTCATTGGCCACCGTCCTGCGGTAGACCGAGCAACCGTGCAGCGCGCGCTTCGAACGCCTCCAGCTGGTTTCGAACCCGGAGCTCGAACGCCGCATGTTCCTTTGTCACGTCCGCCAGCAGCGCCGCGCACTCGGCCTGCAGGAATGCCAGGCGCTGATCAATGGTGATCTGGCGGAGCTGGGTGCCCTGCCCCGCCATCGGTGACGCGGCAGCCAATGAGGCCGTGCTCCTGCCCGGGGCCGATGGCTGCAGGACCCGCGCCTGGCCAGCTGCGATCGACCAAGTCGGCTCGGCACGCCCATAACGGCGATTCGCCCTGTCGTCGCCCTGGGTGACCAGTTGCTCGCCGAGCATGCCACGCAGTATCCCGGCCACAGCGGCTGGGGTGATCGCTGCGCATTCCCTGGGGTGGCCCATGGCCAGCGCCAGGGTCGTCATGGCCTCGTGCACTTCGGAGGCCGTCATCGGTTCGCTGGCCTCCTGCAGGGCATACAGCACCTGCGACCGGTGGTAGCTGCGCAGTTGCTCCTGGTCGATCATCGATCCAGCCCTGCCGCTGCCATCTTGCCCGTCGCCGGCGGATGGTCGTCGTTGCCTGGCTCTGCAGATCCCTTGCCGAAGATCTCCGCGATCTCGCGCTCAGCACGGCGGAGTGCTTCAGGGCTGGCCGGTACCGGCGTGGCCACAGCGGCCTGGCCCAGGACCGCCACCGGCTCGTCCGGCAGCTGCCCGCCGCGCATCACGTATTCGCGCGCCTGGTCGTAGGCCTCCCGCAACAGGCGATCGCTCTTGTCGGCACTCGATGTGCGGTAGCGATGGCCGTCCAGGTACTGCCACACCAGGCGCGTGAAGCCGTCCCGGCGGCCGGTGTCGTTGCGGACAGCGGCGAAGCTCGGCACACCCAGGCAGCGCAGCCGGAACTCCGGCAGGGTCGGTGGCCACGGGTCGGCCGAGGCGATGCTCGAGCCCAGGCCCGCGGCCAGCTGGTCCCCGGTGAGCCCGGCAAGCCCTTTCGCCCAGGTAGCGGCAGCGCCGCCGCTGGGATCCTCGCCGTAGGCGCTGGTCCAGCGGTAGCCGTAGATCTCAGCCATGCGCACCCACAGCGTGCGCGTAGCCCGGGCCGTCAAGGGCGCCTGCTGTGCCGGCGGCGGCGTCTGCCTCTGCAGCGGCGTCACGGAGCTCGTCTGCCTCTGCGCGACGTCGGACTCGTTCGGCAGCAGAGCCTGAATTGTTGGCATGGTCGGTCCCCTCGGGTTTCGGTGTTACGGGCAGTGCCAGGCCTGCAGCCATCGTCTGGCGCAGGGAGCGATTGAGGTCGTGGCCGTCGGCCGTGAGCTGACGGAAGCGCGGCTGTAGTTCCAGCCAGCTGCTGATCGTCATCGGCTTGCCCAGCACACGGCGGTGCCGCACGAACCTGGCCAGGACTTGCGGGTCCAGACCCGGCGGCAATCGGGGGATGCCCATCAGCTCGCGCTTGACCTCGTCGTCGCTGAGCTGCGGCACCACCGCATCGTCGTCGCGCGCCTGCGCGTTTGACGGTTCAATGACCTTTACTGACCTTTCATGACCTTTAGGGTCCGTCTCGCGGACCGGTTGAGTACGCGAGACGGACCGGTCAGGTCCGCCAGACGTACCGGTCGAGTTCGCGAGACGTACCGGTCGTTCTTGCGCACCGGTACTTCCCGCGTACCGGTCGGAGCCTTCAGTCTCTTCCAACCCGTCCGTATCGCGTACCGGTTCGGCATTCGTACCGGTCTGCGTGCCGGACCGGTCTACACCTTCGCCGTTCTCCGACCGGTCCGTCGGGCGAACCGGTTTGGATGCACGCCGTGGCTTCGACGCGAACACCTCTGGGTCCAGGCGGCCAAGGTTGAGGCTGTACCGGTTGCTGTACTTGGTGCCGCCGGCATCACTGCCGCCGCGGCGGATGGTCAGCACCTGGTTGTCTTCCAGCCACGCGATCGCGCTGAGCAGCGCGGTCTTGCTCAGGCAGGTCTTCTGGATCAACGTGGTGAATCCCGGATAGGCCATGCCGAAGTCGTCCGCGTGCCACGCCAGCGCCATCAGCAACGCCTTTGCGGGCGGCGGCATCTGCAGCTTCCAGCAGAGCTCCGTGATTTTGTTGCTCATTGCGCAGGCCTATCCCGTTACGGGCAGCCCACGCTTTGGACGGCGTTGCCCCTGATGGGCGCGCTCCAATCGCTCGGGCTGGTGCTGAACTGCGCGCGACCCTGTCCATGGATGGCACCTGGGCGCGGCTCCGGCGCGGGCGTGTTGAGGCGTTCCAGCTGGCCGGCGGCGCGCTCCACGGCGGCTGCACACTGCGCCTGGACGTCGAGCAGCTGCTGCATCAGCTCCTGCCGGCGGTGCTCGGTCGGGATCGAGCGGACCTCATAACCAAGATCCGCGGCCATGGCCAGGAAGAGCTGGTGCCGGCCGAAGCGGCGCATCAGCGCCCACAGCTCGCCGATCTTGAAGAACTCGGCCTTGTTCGGGTTGAGGCAGCTGTTGAACTTGGCAACAGCGCTGGTCCAGTCCTTCAGCTTCTCCTGATCCCAGAAGCCGTTGTCCAGCAAGAACTGAATCATCGCGTTGCGGGTGTGTGCGTCGACATCGCACGTGGCCTTCAGGGCCGCCAGTGCGTCCTGCAGCCAGGTTTCATCGATCCAGGGCATGGGAGTCCTCGGTAGTAAGGGCGGGTCCTCCGGCTGGCAGAATGGCGGTGCAACCCAACCCAAACACCAACCGGAGACACCCATGGCAGATTTGCAGCAACTTGCAATTGACTTTGACGGCTTCCAGCACCGCGTCCGCGGACAGTTCGAGGCGGTCGCTCAGGACATGCACGTACTCCATGGTGAGAAGGCAGCCATGGACCTATGGATTCATGCGCTGATCGCTACTCATCCAAACCCAGCCGCTCTGAAGGCTCGGGTCCAAGACCTTGTCGGACAGGTAGAGAAAGCGGGTACGCCAGACTGGGCGGTTCAGAGACGAGATTCCCTGACCCGGATGCTTCAGCGGTATGGCGCCTTCTTCGATCAGATTCATCCGGGGGTCTGATTTCCCCGGAGTTGTCGTCGAAAACCGGCGCCCAATGCCCTGGTCGACTCGGATCTCGAGTTTCGGCGGTAAACACCAGGTCCGATGCGCCGACATGCTTGTCGGCCATCGGCTTGCAATCGCCAGACATCACTCGGCACCTCCAGATGAACGTGGCACACCCTTGTTCGTAGGCATCAGTTGCCGACTACTGACAGAATCGACCCCCGCCCAAAGGACAATCTCCCCCATGACCCCATCCGAGCTGGAAGCCCGGTTCGCCCAATACGACGAACGAATCGCCGCCTTGGAGGCTGAAAAGCAGGCGAACAGCTGGTTCACGCTGGCCGTCATTGGCAGTCATCCCGACACAGAAATGCTGCTGGAGGTGGTTCGCGCCGCCATCCAAACACTGCGCGGCAAAACCTCGCCCGAAGCCCCAGCCGGCGTGGCCGCTGCGACCGTGCTTCGCCTGTTGGAGATCGAGCGTCAGATCCTGAAGGCGCAGCAGAGCCGCCAGGAGCTGGCGGAGGCGGCGGAAGCGGAGCGGCTGTTGGAACAGCAGCGCGCTGGTTCTGAGCAGGAACGCTAGACGCCGGCTGCCGCTGCTCCAGCGCGCGCACTCGGCGCTCCAGCGCTCCGATGCGCTTCAGCGCCGCGGTCATGACGGTCGGCGTGCTCGCAGGCAGCGCGTTCGACCGGCCTGCGGTATTGCGGCCGCTGTTCATCGCGCCCCCTTACCGAACACCACCAGAAGGCGGCCCCAGAATCCGACCGGCGGCGGCGGCGCTTTCGTCGCGGTCCGCATGGAATCTTCGTGCTGCTGGACGCGCCAAGCGCTGAGGTCGTCGACCTGGCGCTGGAGGTCCCGGACCTGGTTGCGCAGCGCGCGCAGCTCACGGATCTCACGCCCGTGGCCTTGGCCCTCCCCTTCGCGAGGATTGCTGAGGTGTCGACGGGCCATCAGGCTGTCTCCAGCGGAACGATGCGGCCGGCGTCCACGTCGCCGCTCGGTTCGGTGCGCTGTTCCATAACCGGGTCCATAACCGGGTCCATAACCGGATCGGCCTGCGCCACCACTTCGGCCAGGCCGCCCCGCTCCAGGCCTTCGAAGGCGTTCAGCGCCTCGATGAGCTGCTGCAGGCTGGCGATCGTCGGGTTCGTGATCTGCCCGTGCGCCAGCTTTGTCAGCCACGAATAGCCGATGTCCGGGTTCTGCCGGGCGATCTCGGCGTACTTCCCTTCATGCGCACGCAGGCGCACCACGGTTTGATGCAAGAGGGTATCGGCGTCCATGGGCAGTTTTGTAGCAAACTTTTGCTCAGATGAAAAGCAATACTTTGCCGACCCTGATCAATATCCTGCTCAGGTGGCTAATGATTCCTCCCGCACCCTCGCCGACAACGTCCGCCGCCTGATGGAAGCGGCTGGGGACACGCAGGCGAAGGTGGCCAAGCGCGCCGGCCTCGCCCAGCGCAGTGTCGGGAACGTAGTGACCTACGGCACGACCCATGAGACCAGCCCGACGTTGCGGACGGTGGATGGCATAGCTGACGCATACGGGGTGCCGGTCTGGATGCTGCTGCTCGACCAGGTCCCCCTTGAGGTCCTACAGTCGCCTGAGTTGGCTCGACTTATCGACAACTACATCAAAGCCCCTGCCTCTGCTCGTGCGAACATTGATCGTGTCGCAGATGCCGAAGTCAGGTACGCCGAGATCCCGGGCGTTCCTTCACGAAAAACCGGGTAGTCGACATGGAGGTGACCCGTGCGAATCCTCACCTTGGTTGCCGCAACGTCACTGGCCTTGAGCGCTTGCTCGGCCACGACGGGATCTTCCTCGGCCGACTGCGTCAATCGATACTCCGTTGCCGCGAAGAGCAATGAAGGGTCACGGGTTAACCTCAGCTTCTGCCGCGAACTTCATGAAAATCAGCCTGAGCCCCAGAGGCGTAGCTTCCTAGAGTGCGCCATCCCTGCTGCCGGCGCCGCCGGATCGGACACGGGGGTCAAAGTCGCATTGGCGCAGTGCAATCGTCAGACTGCCGCAACTCGAGAGCCTGCTGAGGCAACGCGCCGACAGCCGGTCATGACGCCTGTCGTAGGCAACCCATTCGCGCGCGATGTCCCTTCCGACGCCTTCGGCGCAACGGACCGCGAACTCGCGCGGAAGCTCGGCATGACGTTGCCCTCCCCTGCCTCACCGGGTGAGGTACGGGAGACGCGAGAGCGAATGTTCTTGGCCCTCCCGGAGAACAGCAATATCTCCGCGAGCGACGCGTCCTTTTCGGCATGGAAGGAGGCACAAGGCCGTGCGTTTGACGAGGCCCTGGCCCAGCGGCGGCGACTGGATGACTACCAGCTGATGGAAGCGGCCAGAGACCGATCTGTGGCAGCGAGATAGCATTAAGCAAACTTTTGCTTGACACGTTAAGTTTTGCGCAATATTTTGCTCACCATCCCAAGCACGGATGGTTGAGCACATGTCTGCACTGTCTTCGTCGCTGTACCTGGCACTGGGGGCTCTCGGAGCCACCGGCCTTGGCGCCTTCTTCTCCCCATCGTCCCCTTCCACAGACGAACCCGGCCAGGCCGTCCGGGCACCAGCTGCGCTGGTGATCACCAGCCCGCGCATCTGCGCGGCGCTGGAGGTCTACACCCTGGCCAACGAGAACGACTGGGGCCTGCGCACCACCATCGCGCAGGCAGTGCTCAACGGCTTCAACGATGCCGGCCGCGTGCCGGACTGTGCCTCCGGCGTCTCCGCCGCGCTGGCCAAGGACTTCTCCCCCTACCGCTGGCAGCTCGCGCTCGACGCCGTCGACGCGGTTGTCGTCGGCACCTACTCCGTTTCCCCCGACGCCTGCGCCCGGGCCAATACCGTCGTCCCCCTGTCGACGGAAGCCACCTCCCCAGTGGTGGCCCGGGCGCGGTGCGTCATCTATGACCTGGCTTTCGTGGAGGTGCACTGATGGCCTTCACCGAACGCCGCTGCCGCATCTGCGGCTGCACCGAGCTGCAGGCCTGCCGGGGCGGCTGCTCCTGGATCGACAAGGATCTCTGCAGCAGCTGCGGCGAGGCTGCCAGCCATACCGCGCCCGTCATCATGGGACAGCGCCTGCTGATCGCCGGCAGCAGCATCAAGCTCAGCCGCACCGAGACCGTGGTGATGCAGGTTCTGGTCGCGGCCCCGGATCGCCTGGTGGAAGTCGACGCACTGCATGCCGCGATGTACCCGGGCAGCAAGCCGCCGTCGCGGGAATCCAACGTCCTGCAGGTGCTGGTATCGCGCGTGCGCCGCAAGCTCGCTGCCGCTGGCCATAAGCACGCCATCGAGACCATCCGCCTGCGCGGCTACCGCTTCGTGATGCCCCAAGGCGGTGCCGCATGAGCGCCCCTGTCGATGTGCTGGCAGTGATGGATCAGGCGATAGAGCGCGAGAAGGGCGCAGGACAGGCCTACGTCGCGCAGGAGGCCGCCCGCGCCGCAGTCGCCGAGCTGATCGCGGCCGACGAGGAATACAACCGTGCACGTGAGGCGTGGTTGGGCTGGCCGGCAAACCATGACGAGTTCCAGGCTACCCGGGATGCGTGGAAGCGCCGCCTCGACGCCTTGGCGCGTGTCAAAGGCGGTGCAGCATGAAGGCGGAGGACATCGTCGCCGAGGCCACCGCAGTGCTGTTCCGACGGGTGCTGGCGATTGGTGGCACGGCCGGCTTCCTGCTGGGCGTGGCGGTAGGCCTCGGATCCCGGGCGGTGCTGTCATGAACTCGGTGACCATGACCGTCGACGCTGAGATCGACCTCGACGACCTGATCGGGAACCTGAGTCCTAGCAGCAGGGAATACCTCGCCGGCCTCCTGAAGGTTGAAGGCGAAGCCGCGCGCGCACCAGATGGCCGCACCTTCGAGCAGATCATCGAAGCCGCCTTCAACGAGGTGCGCACCATGTCCCCGGTGCCGCCGGCGCTGGCCGACCTGTTCTGGGTGGTGCACGGGAGGGCCATGTCATGACGGCAGACCTGCACCTGCTGGGGCACGGCGTCGACGCGATCCTGCAGCACGACCTGGACCGCATGCCGCCGGCAATCACCCCCGCGGCGCGCGTGCAGCGCTACCAGCGCGCGGTGTCGACTGCACCGCCGGACCAGTGGCGCGCGCTGCGGATCCGCTTCGGCACGATCTTCCAGATCGCCTGGAGCGCGGGCATGAAGCCGGACCTGGCCACCTGGGCGCGCAAGTTCCAGCGCATCGCCGAGGCCTGCCGACCATGAGGCTCTTCCACGTCCATATCCCGGGCGTGGCTGGACCGCACAGCGTCATCGCAGAAGCCGAGCAGGCCGCGATCGACGACGCGCTCTACACCTTGGGCCTTTCCGAGCTGCCCGAAGGCAGCAGCGTCACCTCTGAACAGACCGGAGACACCTGATGTTCTTCCGCAACCTCACGATGTTCACCTACCCGCAGCTGCAGATGTTCGACTGGCAGGACGGCCTGCAGGCGCGCGCCTTGAAGCCGGTGGGCCCGCTAGAAATGTGCTCGGCCGGCTTCATTTCGCCGTTCGGCCGCGAAGAGAAGGAGCTGCTGTCGCACGAAATCGGACGCTGCATGTGGATGGCCATCGGCGCCGAAGAGAAGATCCTGCCGCCGGCGGTGGTGAACAACCTGCTCGACCTCAAGCTGCTGGAGATCGAGGAACGCGACGGGCGCCGCCCCGGCGGCCGCGAACGGAAGCGCATCAAGGACGACCTGCTGCACGAGCTGCTGCCTCGTGCCTTCGTCCGCCCCTCCCGCACGGATCTCTACCTGGACCACCAGCGCGGCGTTGTGTTCGTCGACACCAGCAGCCGTAAGACCGGCGAGGCCGCCATGAGCCAGCTGCGCAACGTGGTCGGCAGCTTCCCCGCCCTGCCCTTGAATGCCGAGGTTTCGCCGCGGGCGATTCTTACCGGTTGGGTTGCCGGTGAAGCCCTGCCCGACGGCCTCAGCCTGGGCGAGGAATGCGAGCTGCGCGATCCGGTCGAGGGCGGCGCAATCGTTCGCTGCCAGCACCACGAACTGCGCTGCGACGAGGTCGACCTGCACCTGGAGACCGGCAAGCAGGTGACCAAGCTCGCCCTGGTGCTGGACGACCACCTCTCCTTCGTCGTCGGTGACGACCTGATCGTCCGAAAGCTCCGCTTCCTGGACGGCGCAGTGGAGCAGCTGCAGCACGGCGACGAGGACGGCAGGCGCGCCGAGTTCGATGCCCGGTTCGCCCTGCAGATCGCCGAAGTCGGCCGGCTCTATGACCTGGTCCGCGAGCACTTCCGCCTCACCACCTACGCATGAGGTCCCTATGCACCCGCATCTTCTGAGCACTGGCCGCTTCTCCCTCGACCTCCTGCTGCCCGCGCTGCTGGCCAGGCCGCAGCGCGCAGCGCGCGCCGCCCCTGTCCGCCGCGTGCCAGCACGCCATCGCACCACCTGGGCACCGGCCGGCGGCGGCCGGGCTGAGCGTGCCCGCCGCCTGCGCCAGATCGAGGCCGGCACGTTGACCGCAGCCAGCGGCCTGGTCGCGACCTACAAGGGCGAGCAGCCGTGAGCCGTGTGCGCGCCTTCATCTGTGCCCTGTTCGGCTGCGCCCGAGACTGGCCGGATATGGAATCGTGCGGCCGCTGCGGCAGCTACATGGATCTGCAGGCGCCGCCCCTCACTGTGGGCCGGCGCGTGCTGGACCGCGTTGCCGCTGCACTGATTCAGCGCGGCACCCGCACCCCCTACTTCCACCTGGTCAACGCCGATGGCACGCCGTACATGGACCGCTTCTGGCTGCTGCGTATCGGCCGCGCCGGCGTCGACGACCGTGGCCAGCCCCGGCCCTGGTTGGCCCTGCGTCTGCACCACATCCGCAGCAGCGACGACGGCGGCGTCTTCCACGACCACCCCTGGTCCTTCTTCAGCCTGATCCTGCGCGGTGGGTACTTCGAGCATCGCCCCTTCGACGGGCCGCTGCCGGCGGTACCGGACGCGCTGCCCTCGGCGATCGCCGAGGAACCTTACTCGTCGACCTGGTATGGCGCTGGCCAGCTGCTGTTCCGCCGTGCTGAGGGCTGGCATCGTATCGCGCTGGCTGACGACCTGCAGGCCGAAGGCACCTGGACGGTGGTGCTGACCCTACCGCCGCGCGCGCACAGCTGGGGCTTCCGAATCCGCGGTCAGAAGATCGAGCACGGCGAGTTCTTCCGGAAGGAAGCCATTCGGCAGCGCGCGCGGCGGCAGCCCCCCGCTCCAGGGCGTTCCGGGTGGAACCCGTGACCCATGACGCGCAAGTCACACCCCAACGCGCGCCGGCCCTGGACGGTCGACGAGGACGAGACGCTGCGGCTGAACTGGCCGCGGTTTCCCGCCTTTCTGATCGCCCACGTCCTCGAGCGACCCAAGGCCGCGGTGTACCGACGAGCAGCGTTGCTGGGCCTGCAGAAGGCCGAGGACTTCCACACCCAGCCGATGGCCGCGCTCTGGAACGGGACGCAGGAACCGGGATCGATCGCGTCACGGATCAAGCCCGGCAGCACCCCACCGAACAAGGGCCTGCGGCGACCTGGCTGGTATGCCGGCCGGATGCGAGAAACCCAGTTCAAGAAGGGGCGCCCGGCCAGCGAGGCGCGCAACTACGTGCCGATCGGGACCGAGAAGGTCGATCCGAAACGGAAGGTGCTGATGCGCAAGGTCACAGACGACCCAGCCCTGTTCCCAGTCAATCGCTGGCGCCCGGTGCACGTGATGGTCTGGGAGGCGGCAAACGGCCCGGTACCGGAGGGACACATCGTGGTGTTCCGGCCCGGCCTGAAGACGCTGGTCGCCGCCGAGATCACTGCTGATCGCCTCGAGACCGTGACCCTCGCCGAGAACATGCGGCGCAACAGCTACCACAACCGGTTCCCGCCGGAACTGAAAGAACTTGTCCACCTGAAGTCCAGCATCACGCGCCGGCTCAAGAGGCGAATCAAGGAGCAAGAAGATGAAGAACAAGGTCAGTGACGTCCGCGACCACCTGGTCGCCATGCTCGAACGCTTGGGCGACGACGACCTGAGTGCCGAACAGATGGGCCAGGTCATCGAGCGCGCCAAGGCCTCGACCATCGTGGCCACCACCTACATCGGTGCGGTGAAGGTCGAGCTCGACGCGATCCGGTTGGCCCATGAAACCGGAAACCTGACGGCGGCAGTTGCCGAGCCCCAGCAGCTCCCCACGTTGCCGCCCGGCCAGAGGCGCTGACGATGACCGCAGATCGCCCCGTAGCAATCGAGGGCTGCGACATGGCCACCGGCCCTGACGTCACCTCCGTAGCGGACATCGTGGACGGCAAGGTCATCAACGTCCGCCATCTACCTCGGCAGGATCCGCTCACGAAAAAGTCGCAGGTGCTGCTGGTTCTGCGCGCCGGCGGCCGCATCGCAGCTGGCCATCGGCCCGGCCTGCTGCAGCTGCTCGGCGCCGACGACAGCCCGATACCCGCTTGGCAAACCGCCCTGAAGGCCGCCCAGGCCTCGTCCGCACAGTCCGGAGATACCAATGAGCCGCAGTGACGTCCTCCCTCGCTTCCTCGCCGATACGGCCTCCCATGAGCTGCGGATCGTGGTCGACGACGGCGTGCACCGCCACCTGCAGTTCCGGCGCCCTGGTACCTACTGCTACGGCTTCGACATCGTGACCTGGCCCGGGCACCTGGCGATCTCCGGCGACATGGGCACGGCCGTCTTCAGCCGCCTGCACGACATGTTCGAGTTCTTCCGCGCCAAGCCCGCCCACCATGAAGAGGCCGGAGGCCTGTTCGTCAACGATGGCTACTGGGCCGAGAAGTGCGTGGCCAACGACGGCGAGAAGAAGGAATTCAGCGCTGACCTCTTCCGCGCGCTGGTGACCCGCCTGTTCAAGGAATACGTCGAGGAACGCGTGGATCCCGACGACCTGGCGGATCCGGACACGCCCCCGGAATGGGTGGCCCGGCTGTGGCAGGAGCTCGAGCTCGAAGTGCTGAACGACTCGGAAGATCACGATGCCCTGAGCAACGCGATCAGTGCCATGTCGGACTTCAGGCCGAACGACCCGGACTACAGCGACTTCCGGATCACCGACGCCTGGGAATACGCATCGTCCCTGCAGCAGTACACGTTCCACTTCATCTGGCGTCTCTACGCGATCGCCCGCGCGGTCCGTGCATACGACGATGCCGCCGGCGCGGCCGAACCGACAGGCCTGCCCGGCGACATTGCCGCGCCGGCACCGCTGGCGGAGACCGCCCATGCGTGAGCGTCCCATCCTGTTCAACGGTGTCATGGTGCGCGCCATCCTGGCAGGCCAGAAGACGCAGACAAGGCGCGCGATCAAGGACATCCCTTGGCGCCCTGGCTGCAATCCAGATTTCAGCCAGGCCCGCGCCTTCTCCAATGCCGGCGAGTTCCGCATCGCGGGCAGCCAGGAAATGACCACCGGCTTCCGGTGCCCCTTCGGCCAGCCCAGGGACCGGCTGTGGGTACGGGAGACGTGGACCAACGCTTGGGACGAGGACAAAGGCCAATGGTCGGATCCCGAGCGCTACCACTACCGGGCAGATGGGGTTGAGGTCGCCCACGTCGATGACATGGAGCGCTCGCCTTGGATTCCGAGCATCCACATGCCGCGCAGGGCCTGCCGCCTGGTTCTGGAGATCACCGACGTTCGCGTGGAGCGGCTGCAGGCCATCAACGAGACCGATGCCGTCGCCGAGGGCGCCAGCGCGGCCATGCTGCCGGACATCCGACTGCGTCGCACCCACCCGCGCGCGGCAAAGCCAATGGTCTACGAGGACAGCCGGGAGATCTTCGCCGACCTCTGGGACAGCACCGGCGGCGACTGGAACAGCAACCCCTGGGTGTGGGTCATCACCTTCAAGAGGATCGACGCATGACCAACGACAACAAGCCCCTGGCGGACGTGCAGCCCGGTGGGAGGGTGAGGCTGGGGGATCAGGCAGAGCGGGCGCCGTGGCGCTCGATGGACACGTGCCCGCGCGATGGAACCGTGGTTCGTCTGCGGTGGGGTGAAGATCATGTATCGCCCGGCTGGTGGTCTGCGCCGGTGTCGCCGGTGCAGAACGACGATGGAACCTGGCCGTCCGATACGGGTGGATTCCCGTGGGCATTCATTGATTTCAACAACGGAGCCGCCTTCATCAACCATGCCGTAGACAGTCAGTATGGGCCGACGCATTGGGCTCCCTATGCCGCCCTCTCCGCCCAGCCCTCCCCGGGTGGTCAGGGGGATGCCTTTCACTGCGGCAAATGCAAGGGCCGAGGCTATGTTGACTTTGACGTGGATGTTGACGAGAGCGGCAGCAGTATTGGGAACATCGAAGCCTGCCCGCATTGCACCCTCGCCGCCCGCCAGCCGGCTCGCATCTACGGATGCTGCGCCCAGCCGGAAGGTGAGCTGCACACCGCCGAATGCCCGAACATGCGGCACCTCGCCGCCCGCCGGCCGGTGAATGGGCTCTCATGGGCTGACTACTGGATGGAGTGCGGACAATCCGACGTCGCCCACGACTTCGACGCGTTTTCTCGCGCTGAGGCTTGGGCCCTTCAGCGCTTCCCAGACGCTCGCCAGCCGGTGGGGCAGGTCACGGATGCCGAGATCGACGGCCAGGCGGTGGACAAATGAGCCTCCCCTACGAGAACGCGTCCAGCGGCAACAACGCGATCAATGACATCCAGAAGATGCTGCGCAGCTTCGGCTGCCAGCGCTTCGCTACCGGTGAGGACTACGAAAGCGGCGAGCTGTTCATCCAATTCGAGCACCGCGGCCGGCAGGTGCAGCTCAAGGCCAGCGCGCGCGGCTACGCAGCGGCCTGGCTGCGCGAGCACCCCTATGGCCCCCGGATCCGGGCCACTCGAGCCGAACACGAAGCCAAGGCGCTCAAGATCGGCGGCGTCGCCGTCTACTCGATCCTGCGCGACTGGGTGAAAGGCCAGGTCACGGCAATCGAGATCGGCATGCTGACCTTCGAGGCCGCGTTCTTGTCGCACATCCTGCTTTCCAGCGGGCAGACGGTGATCGAGCACGTGCAGCAGCAGAAGCTGCTGCCGCAGGAGGCAGACCATGGCTGAGGTCGCAATCGACATCACCGGCGAGGAAGGGCAGCTGACCATCGAGAACACGGTCGCTTTCGACCTGCAGCTGAGCGGCTGCGGGTTGTGCATCGACATGACCCACGACCAAGGCCATGCGATCTACCTGGCTTTGGCAGCCTTCTTCGGCCCGGGAGATACGACCAATGGCTGAGTGCATGACCCTGGTCGCCCATGGGGCAAAGGCCGCTCAAAACTTCGACCCTGACCCTCCGCGTTGCATGACGTGCGTCTATTTCCGCCGCGAGCCCCACACCCTTCACCGGTTTGTCTCCCGGCCGAATCGTAGGGGCAACATGGTTACGCGCAAGGTGCCACTGCGGAAGGATCCGATCTTGAACCCCATTGTGGACCGCTGCAGCTTCGGGAACTTCCTGACCAAGCCGCATGCCATCTGCGACGAATGGCGGAGCCGCAAGGGGGAGGTCATCGACCATGGCTGACCAGGCAGCGCGCGATCGCGCCACCGACCACAACATTCACCCAGATCTAGCCAGGGAGCTTCGCGCGATCGCCGCGGTCCCCATGGATCTCCGCCGGCCGGCGCTGCGGCACCTGGCCGAGAACATCGGCACCGCCGCAATGGTCGATCTGTTCGGCGAGTTCATTGGGCTGGCCAACCAGGTCGCTCGCAATGCCCGCGAGCAGGCCGAGGACCTGCTGGTGCTGCAGGGCCACGTGTGGCCGCACGAGGCCGAGCGCGTGAACATGCCCTGCATCCTGGGCGCCCTCAACGGCATCGTGCTGGCCGCCGGCATCGACCCTGGCCCGCTCTGCGGGGGCTGTGCGTTCCGCGCCGGTACCGTGGCCAACCAGTGCCTCCCGACCACCGAGGACGCTGACTACTGCTCCACCCCGGGCGAGCGCCCCTTCCTCTGCCACGAAGCCGTGGACGAGCACGGCAACGCCATCAGCGCCTGCCGCGGCTTCGCCCAGCGGCGCGCCGCCTTGAATGCTGCCGAGCGCAGCACCGAACACCAGGAGCCCGACGCATGAATACCTCTGACCGCCTGCCTGTGCACTACCACGTGCACCTGGACGTCGCCGGCGCACTGACGAACTTCACCGACCAGGATCTGGACGGGCTTTTCCAGCGCAACCCGCCCGGCGAGCCGGTGACTGCAGCCGAAGCCCGCCGAGTGCTGACCGACCACCTGGCCGGCGGCCGCAGGGTCATCCCGCTCGCGCCCTGCGAGGGCTTTGATTACAGCGGTACCGGCTGCCCGGGCCACCTGGCAGAAGCTGAGGCAGACCATGGCTGATGCAGGCACTGCCGACGGCACTGCCACCCGGATCCTGCAGCTGCTGCAGGAGGGGCCGGGCCTGGCCGGCGAGCTGGCCGCCGAGCTGCAGCTGCCTTCGAACCGGGTCAGCAGCTACCTGCACCAGCTGGCCAAGACCGGCCGTGTGCAGCGCGCGGCCTTCCACGGTCCCGACGAGCGCCCATCGGTCCTATGGAGCCTGCAGGCGGTGCCCCATGAGTAACCACGTCCCCTCAGCGCGAGGGTTGTCGAGGACCACATCCCCCGCGAACCTGCGCCCGGTCCGATTCGTCACGCTCAAGCAGTTCGAGACGCTGACCGGCTACACGGTCGATGCCATCAACTCGAAGATCAAGCGTGGCGATTGGCTGGAGGGCGCCGTGTTCATCAAGGCGCCAGATGGAAGAAACCTGATCGATTTGGAGGGGTACGAAGAGTGGGTAGTCCAAGGCAAAGCGGCGTCCGGCCAGTTTCACAAGGCAGCATCGAGATAACGTTCCACTACCGCGGCAAGCGCTGCCGCGAACGACTGAAGCTGCCCCCGACCGCTCGGAACCTGCGGTACTGCGAAAACCTGCTGGGCCAGATCAAGATCGAGATCGAGAAAGGCACGTTCGACTACGCCACCCACTTCCCCAACAGCAAGCGTGCCCGTCAGGTCGCCACCCGCCCTGCAGCCCTGGACAACCTGGAGCAGGTGCTGACCCGGTGGCTGGCGCAGAAAGAGCCCGAGCTCGAGCACAGCAGCCTGATCGGTTACCGGCGCATCGTCGAGAACATCCTGGTGCCGCGCTGCGGAGCGATCGCGCTGCGTGACTTCGACCGTATCGCCCTGAAGGAGCTGGTGGCCACGTTCGACGAGTCGACATCGGCCAAGCGCATCAACAACGTCCTGGGCCCGCTCCGCGGCGCCCTGGATGAGGCCGTGGCCGACGACCTGATCCCGAGCAATCCCCTCGACGGGTTCAGGGTGAAGCGGCGTGCCAAGGCCAATGCGCGCGAAGAGGTCGACCCCTTCACGCCGGAGGAAGTCCAGGCAATCCTGGCCTCCTGCCGCGAGGACCAGGTCCGCAACTACTGCCAGTTCAACTTCGCCACCGGCCTGCGCACCTCGGAAATGATTGGTCTCTGCTGGTCGGACATCGACTGGCGCAAGGGAACGGTCAAGATCCGGCGCGCCTGGGTCATGGGCAAGATGAAGGCTCCGAAGACCGAGTCCGGTGTGCGTGAGGTGCAGCTGCTGCAGCCGGCGATTGATGCCCTGAAGGCCCAGCGTGCCCATACCGCCACCGCCGGCGAGTTCGTCTTCCATGATCCCAGGACGAATGCGCGGTGGGGGTCGGATCAGAGCATCCGCGCTGGCGAATGGCAGCGCGCGCTGCGTAAAGCTGGGGTCCGGTACCGGTACCCGTATCAGATGCGCCACACCTTCGCCTCCCAGGCGCTCAGCGCCGGCGAGAACGTCATGTGGGTGGCGCGGCAGATGGGGCACCGAGACTGGACGATCACGGCGAAGAAGTACGGCCGCTGGATCCCCTCGATGGTCCCCGATGCGGGCGCTAAGGCTGCCGCGGTTTGGGGCGTGGTGTCCACACCTTAGTGGGCTATCCTGAGCTTCCTGAACGGCATGAGGAAGCGAATGAACGACGAATCGAAAGGTACGGATGCCGGCTCCGCCTCCCAGACAGACGCCGATGCGGACAGGGATACGCTATTCATCCGTTCCCCGGAGGACTTCACCTCCGACTTCTTGTCAGGTTGGATCGTAGACGGTCGTAGCGGAGGCTTGGTTCGCGGCCGCCTTCACGAAGAGGGGCATGTATCTATGATTGAGCATGTCGGTCCACTCGGAACGTTCGAATTCCGAGGGGTGATGGAGGGTGGGGAGTACATCATGAGCACCGACGCGACAGCGGCTCATTTTGATCGCCTTGTGCAGATCAACAGCGACAAGACCCCTTGCGACATCCCGCTACCGGATGCGCCGCCAGGGCGCGTAATTGACGTGGCCGCGGAACCACACGACAAGCTGTTGTTGATCCAACGACAATTCATCATCAACCGCGTTTCCACTCGCAGGCACCTCAGCGAGCTCGTCGCTCTTAACGCCTCCCACACCTATTACCGTGGCCAGTTCTTTAGTGACGATGTGGTTACCTATCTGAACGATCATCCTGAGCTCGGGGATGGTCCAGCCGTTGACGGCGACTGACGCGTGACTGTTCAGGAAGATTGCCGTAGTATTCGCGTCGTTGGGCAGGGTTAGTGCCAGCTTTTTGCCAGCATTGACCCCAAAAGCCTTGCAATACTTGAAGAAACCGGGGGTGCATTGGTTTCGACGGGGGTTGTGAAGTCGCCTGGCGCATGCCGAGGGGGTAGCTGTCCTCGTAAATCCAGCTGCAAAACTCTAGTTGCCAACGACGACAACTACGCTCCGGTCGCTCTCGCAGCCTAAAAACTGCGGTGCGTGACCTTCTGCCGACTTAGGCGGAGCCTCGAAACTGCTTGTGTCCATGCTCGCAGCGTAGAGTCACTATCATGGAATCGCGCTGGGTGGCTGCCTGTCAGTCCGGCACTAGAACACAACAGGCTGGTTCCCGGATGCGCTTTGCGCACCGTGCTGTTCGGGGACGAGATCCAACGGTGAGCTAAGCATGTAGTGCTGGGGATGGAGTGCCTTCGGACGGCGGTTCAATTCCGCCCACCTCCACCAACGAACGGTTCGTCAAGGACCGGAGAAGCCCGGAAATTCCACCAGCGTGGGTTTCCGGGCTTTTTTATTGCCCCTGGTTCGCCCAAGTGACGCTCAGGCAGCTTTCATTCCCTGAACAATCCAGCAAACGTCTGGATCGCAATTTTTCCGTTGCGAACGATGAGCGTGTCGGTCGCCATGATTGCATTCTTCGCTCTCCAGCGGATGTATGCCGTCTCCCCATGTACGGCGAGCTCATCAATGGTGATGTTGCGAGTGCCATCAGGGAAATAGTCCCGATAGACCTGCACGCAGAAGGTGGGCCCGTCTCCATCTACTACGCGAACCGGCAGTTCCTGCCTGCCAAAACGCGTGCATTTGTCGACTACGTGGCGGAGTCCTTCCGCAGCAGGAAGCTTGCAGAACGCTTCTGATGGATGATGCAGGCGCCTTCATGCCCCTGCAGAGCGTCTTCGTCACCGTGACAGGCCATTCGTCGTACCGTATCTCCCTTTCACGAAAGCCGTCACTACACTCAGCCGATCGCCAACCCGAATCCTGGAACGAGCATGATCAGGCCTGCTTTCCTCTGCCTATCCAGCGTTGTCATGTTGTCATTCACGGCGGGGCTGCATGCTTCGTCCCCCGGCCAGCTGCCCCTGCCAAACGGCTGCGAACTGGCGCAGCGATCAACCGCCACCGCCGACAGAGTGTCGAACGCAGCGCCCTCGTTTCCTCCGCCCCAGCTGGAGATCCGCTCGCCGTTTCCTCCAAGCGCGTTTCGCGCAGGCGGCTACCGCTATCTCGTATACGAGCTTCAGCTACTGAATGCATCCGAGCAGGCAATGCAGATCAAACGGCTGGACATCATCGCGGCGGATGACGGCGCCCTGGTGTCGTCCATGGCCGGACCGGCCCTGGAAGGCAAGCTGAGCCTGATAGGTGGCGGCCCCATCAACGCCACTCACCCGTTGGCACCGGGCCGATCGGTCACAGCATTCCTGTGCGTAGCCTTCGCAGGTGACGCTTCGGTTCCACAGCAGCTTCAACATCGCGTGCTGCTGGATGACGCGGTCGCAGCGGGCCCGATGATGGGAACCCGGCAGACAGTGGTCAAGTCACTCGCCAGCCCGGTTCGAGGCGAACACTGGCTGGCTGACAACGGCTTGGCGCTGGATCTCCACCATCGCCCCGGCCTGTTTGTCGCCGGAGGCCTGGCGCAGATCTCGCGTCGCTATGCCATCGACTGGAAGCAACGCATCAATGGCCATTTGCAATCCGGTGACCCTCTGGACGTCCGCACCTACCACGCCTATGCGCAGCCCGTTTTTGCCGTGGCCGATGCCGTGGTCGTACAGGCACGGGATGGCATGCCCGACAACACACCCCGCACTGCAGCCGGATTTGCGCCTGCATTGCCGCTCAGCATGGAAACGTTGGCAGGAAACTACGTGGTCCTTGACCTGGGTGAGGGCCAGTATGCGCACTATGCCCACCTGCAGCCGGGCAGCGTCAACGTGAAAACCGGCGAGCGCGTGCGCCGCGGCCAAGCGCTGGCTCGCATCGGAAACTCCGGCGACGCGCGTTGGCCACACCTGCACTTCCAGGTGACCACCGGGCCGGATCTGATGGGCAGCCAAGGAGTGCCCTTTGAGATCGAGGAGTTCCGGGCCCGGAACACTGACGGTACGTGGACGTTGCGCCGCCAGGAGTTCCCGCTCCTGGGGGATGAAGTGCAGTTCTGAGGCCGCGAGCAGTCCCCCTCAACTCCGCAACGGATGAGGCCCCCTGGACGGCTCCTGTGCGTAGCGCCCCGGCGCCACCAATCGTTTCCGCCCCCCCCTCTGCATGACCTGTCCAGGCCGCGGAACGCCGGATCTCCTTTCAAAAGGGGTTCCGGCTTTTTTTGCCTGCACGCCTGGAAGGCTGTAACTCCAGCCCCTTTTCATTGCATCATTCCGGCCATCGAGACACCGATCTCCACCAAGGAAGAACTGTGATGAAGAAGCTGCTCATCCCTGCCCTGCTGGTTGCCGCACTGTCCGGCTGCATGCCCACCAAGCAGGCCTCGCCCGAGCAGATCAAGGACGCACCGGCCGCGCGCATTTTCCCGATCGACGCCCAGGGTGAGCCTACGGGCACCATTACAGTCACCCGCGACGTCGGATTCGTGGGCAGCGGCTGCTACATGGGCGTCATGGTCGACGGGAAGATGGCCGCACATCTCGACCCCGCCGAGCGCCTGTCCCTTGTCCTGGCCGAGGGGCGCCACGTACTGACCGCCACGCCTGTCCAGGGGCGTGGCCTGTGCGGCGTTCTGCAATCGGAGAAGACCAATAATTCCCGCCGGCGCTCGACCGAAATCAACGTCCGCGCAGGCGCCACACAGGCCTATCGCCTCTACTCCTCCGCTGAGGAATTCCCGGTGATCGAACCGGCGTTCTGATTCCTGCTCCCATCAGAAGGATCTGCAATGACAACTGCCCTCACGATTTCCCTGTTCCTCGCAACCCTCGCCGCCGCCCCAGCCACGCACGCTGCGGCACCGGCCATCGCGCCGCCCGGCACCGCCACGCTGGAAGCGCTGCTGGCCTGCAAGGCCGGCTCGAATTTCAGTGCGGCCGAAGCCATCGATGCGCTGCAGGCCGCCGGCCTGGCCAAGAAGCCGGGCGGTACGTTCGAACCCGAGGACAAGCCGGTCGCGCTGTTTGGCGGCACCGTCACCAGTGCCGATGTGAACGTGGCCGAAGGCGAGAAAAGCCTCTTCGTCTACTTGAACGGTGTCGATTCCAAGCGCCTGGCCAAGGCGTGGTCGGTGACCGAGGTCAACGAGCATGCCAATACCGAAGAACCGTCGTACGTGAAGCGCATCGACAAGCGCCACACCCTGCACGTGATCGCGGGCGACGACTACGAGGGCTATTCGGCTGCGGTGAAGTGCCAGATCAGCCGCTGATGGCGTAGCCCACGCTACAACCATCGCGATCACCGTGTCCCTGGCATTCACCGCAGTGTCACACGGGAATGGCTGAATCGCCCACGGCGGCCAGGCCCAGACCGCCCGCCCGGTCTATTCCGCTTTGACAGGCCGGCCGCTAGAGTGGCGCCACCGCGCAGGAGGACCGTATGGCTACCACGGGCTTGGGCTTCATCGGCCGCACGACCCTCATCATCACCGTGCTGCTCACCCTGGGCGGCTGCGCGACGCTGCGCCAGTTCGGGCCGTCGGTGCAAGTCGCCTCGGTCACGCCCGGCCAGT